CAAATTGTAAATCACCCCACCAACGACTGATGACTCTTACTTCCCAACAACTTGACCAACTCGTTGAAAACTACGCTGAGCGTATTGTTGATGAGATGGACACCAAATGTTTGATGCAATTTGTGTACGATACGCTTGTTGAGAGTTTGGCAGGTAAATCTGAAGAAGATGTGCTCGGTGAGATTGCCTATGTGTATGATGAGGATGTTGTCGAAGAATTGATTGAGAGTGTGACAGTTCAGTAAGTGGCACAAGGGGGGTTGCGATTCCCCCCGATCTGGTCCATACTACATTTGTTGAGAGGGAAACCCCCAAATGCGTAAGATTGAATCCCAGATGAATGCTGCCATTCGTGACTCCATCAATTGGAAGTCTGGCAACACTGAGGTTACCTTTGACGCTGAAACTAACGAGTCGAAAGTGTTTCTTTTCGGCAATCACATTGCTACCATTGGTGACAACTTCGTGCAAATCTTTGACGGTGGATGGCAGTCTGTGACCACCAAATCGCGTCTGAATGCGATTCTTCAAGAGCACGGAATCAAGGGTGAATGTGTGTTTCAAAAAAACTTTAAGTGGTTCGTCCACAAGTTCATCGGGCAGGCAGGAACTTCTCCTGTCTACAATGAATACGATTTCAGCAATGGTTTCATGTTTGCATAAAGAATCGGGGGGCAATCTGCTCCCCTTTTTTTATACTCAAGTCGGCTGCCCGTGTGCCAGTTGAGAGAGTGGCACACACCCCCTTGCAATCGGCACCAATCCCTGCAATACTAAAAGCATGAAAAACACCCACCTTGAGCACCCCGAAGATTCTATTCTCACGGGTGACCTTTCTGCCCTGGATTGGTTCGTGAATCCTGGCAACTTGAGCGTCAAGATTGATGGCGCCCCTGCGATTGTCTGGGGTGTGAATCCTGCTAACGGTGAGTTCTTTGTAGGAACCAAAGCAGTCTTTAACAAGAAAAAGATTCGTATTGCTCACAATCATGAAGAAATTGATTCATTCTATCAGGGTGAAGTTGCGCGTATTCTTCACGCTTGCTTTGATTATCTGCCTCGCTTCGATACTATCTACCAAGGTGATTTTATTGGGTTTGGTGGTGATTGTGAGTATACTCCCAACACGATCACTTACAAGTTTCCTGAGGTAGTCTATCAGGAGATCATTGTCGCACCTCATACTGTCTACGTGGCGGAGAATGATTTGCGGGATGCTGTTGCTTATCCGATGCAATACATCATCACTGATACTCACTACTGCAAATTTGTGCAACCTCAAGCATACATTCAGCACGGTCAAACGTCCTTCGCTGATGTAGAGGAAGTCTGCAAGTTTGCCCGTCAAATGGCAACTGTTGTGACCTTTGCAACTGATAAGGAAGCAGCAAAGATTAAGCAGCAACTGAATGCTTGCATCCGTGAGAATCGTCCTGTTGTGAATAGTGAATTCGACTGCGATCCTAACCTGCTGGGATTGTGGGCACTGGTGAAATCGATCAAGGCAGACTGTCTCTATCTGTGCCGCAATGATGGTCCTGCCGCTTACATCGGGCAGGAGAGGATTGATGCTGAAGGTTATGTGATGACCAATGAGTTTGGTATGTTTAAACTGGTGAATCGTGAGGCATTCTCCTATCATAATTTCAACAGCGGGCGCTTTCAGTGTGCCAGTTGAATAGGTGGCACAACCCCACCAGGGTGCCCGCACCGATACCCTATACTAAGGGCATCGGAGGGGAAACGACCCTCCACAGCATTCCCCCTGATGACTCTGACCGCCACCCTTGAGAAACTCACCGCCTTTGTGGTGACTGAAACCAACCGCTACGTTAGTGAAGAGTTCCGCCTGTATGGTAAGACTCTGCAACAGATTAAAGATAGCGGCATGGAAACTGCAGACTTTACAAAGATCTTTCAGTACATTGTAAATGAGGTGATTGAGGAAGGAATCCGTCGCCTTGGGATTGATGGTCGCCGTGAGGAAGTTGCCGGGTATGATTACATCATCGAAGGTCAACCTGTTGAGTTCAAATTGATGGGCGGCGAGTCTAAATCGTCCTTTGCCACTGGTAACAAAACCTCTCACTTTGGTGGCAAAAAGACTAACCTTGTGTGGTCGATTAAGTACACCTTCAGTGATAATCAAATCGACAACTTTGGTATGGTTTTGATTGATACCGATCTCACCAAATCTAACGTTTGGAAGTCTTCCTCTGGTCGCAAAGATTCGTTCTCTCAGTTGCAACTTTCTATCGGTGAAGATAACTGCATTCTGTCGCAAATGGGCATTGTGAAACCTGCTCAGAAATGGTTGCAGTTCCTGCCCCTGCCCACTGCCGTGCTGCTGGGGTGACAATCCACCAGGTGGCACACCCTGCCCCCTGAGACCCCACCCGACCCCTTACACTTAACAAGTCAACCGCAAACGACCCATGCGCTACAACCCCGCCACCGACCGCGCCCTGAGCATCGATGAGATTGCCGCTCAGTGCCGCGGCGCTATCCTGAAGGCAGAGCGCCAGCACGTTGAGCAGGTTGCCGATCGCATCTATGATGAGGTGCTGAGCTTTGCCCGTTGGGAGAACGACGTTTTGGTTGCCGCCTGACCTGCTACAATACTCTCACCCATCCGAGTCACGATGTCCCGCCAGCAACGCCACACTCACAGTCTCCGTTGCAACAGTCACCAGATCCGCGCGGTGCTCATGCATGGACCCCGCTACTCCCCGGTAGAATATGTGCCACTCGTGAAGGTGACCCACGGCAACGCTGACCCTGACCGCTGACCCTGTAGAATTCTCTCACAACCGCAACCGACCCATGAGAATCGAAGTCCGTTACCAGACCCCCTACAACCACACCGAATGGCGTTCGCAGTGGTTTCCCACCCTGCAGGAGGCAGAGCGTATGGTAGACTTCTACCGCTCCTGTGGGTCGCCTGCTCACGTTGCCCCCAGCAGTCTGGCACAATTCGCCCGCTGACCTGCTACAATACTCTCACCCCACACCCCCCGACATCATGACCGCTGACCTTGCCATCTCCCTGCTCCGCCGTGGCACCAACGGCACCCAGATCCTGGAGATTCTGGAGACCCTGACCGCTGAGGTCGAACAGGAGAACATCGCTGACTTTCTTGCCCATGCTGCCACGCTGCAGGAAATCCAGTTCTGAAATCGCACACCCCCTGCCTGCTGACGCGGGTGGGGGGTCTTACAATATCAAAGCAACCGACAGACGACCGATGCGTTTCCCCCTTGCCATGTGCTCTGACCTGGAGACCCGCCAAATCAAATGGATCTCCCGCGCTGACCAGTTGAAGAACGGTTCCCGCCCTTCCCCCTACATTCACTGGGGAGTGCCCGCCGCCACCATCGCTGCCCAGTATGCTGAGGCACACCGTAACGACGTTCGTCAGGCGCAGTGGGGGTGACCCCGATCTGCTACAATACTCTCAACCGCAACCAACCCCCATGCTTCGCCCCAACGCCCGCCAGACCAAAGGACAAATCGCCAAAGGTGATGGCGCACTGAAAGGCACGTGCCCCGTGAATGGCAGTGCTGGTTCGGGTCGTGCCTTCACCATTACCCCCGTCGTTGGGTTGGGGCGTCAATGGGTCGGTGACAAGGACGCCAACGCCCGCCGCTTTGCAGAGCAGGCACGTGCTGACCGTATCGCTGCTGCCCGTGACCGCCTGCTGAATCGGGTGGGTCATTCGCCGCTCGCTGCCCGCTTCTGAGTCATTCGTGCGTCGGCAGTCATTCGTGCGTGTTTGGCAGGGGTCCGGGATTTATGCCCGCCCCGTCGGGCGGCGTGTTATAATATTATAAAGGTTAAACCCCCCGTATATAAAATCGATGGGTCCCTGTAACCTACAAAGTGTTACGGAAGCAAGCTAATTATTACATTGAAGATTAAAAATTTTTTTGCCATATATAAAAACGAAAAAGGTTGTTTGTTTTACACATATGAAAAAAAATTCCGGGGAAATTTTTGAGACCATAGAGGTTGATCCAGTTAGCGGTGATTATTACATCAAAATTCCAGGTGAGATTATGAATGAACTTTCTTGGTATGAAGATACTGAGATTTCTTTTACTTTAGATGGTAATGATATTATTCTATCTGAAAGAAAGGAAGATTGACATTGAATACATAATGTTGTATGATACTGAAGTAACTACTTTCTATTATGGCTAAAGGATTTACGGTAAAAGCAAAATCGCCCGTCACTCAAACAGTAACAGAGGAATGGGATTATAATCTCGCGCGAGAAATGGTAAGAGGGAAATCCATTGTCTTTTGTCTTCCTGGGCGGGGTGTTTCATATACCTATCTGAAAAACTTTGTGCAACTCTGTTTTGATTTGGTGCAGAGCGGGGCAAGCATTCAAATCTCACAGGACTACTCTTCAATGGTCAACTTTGCCCGTTGCAAGTGTCTTGGTGCAAACGTATTACGTGGACCAGATCAGGTACCATGGGATGGTAAACTGAATTATGATTGGCAGTTGTGGATTGATTCTGACATTGTATTCAACACTGAAAAATTCTGGCAACTGGTGCTAATGGACAAAGATATTGCTTCTGGTTGGTATGCAACAGAAGATGGTCACACAACTTCGGTTGCTCATTGGATGGAAGAAGATGACTTTAGAAACAATGGTGGTGTGATGAATCATGAAACCGTTGAAAGCATCTCAAAGCGTCGTAAACCATTCACTGTGGATTATGCAGGTTTTGGTTGGTTGCTGATTAAGCACGGTGTCTTTGAGCACTCTGAAATGAAGTATCCTTGGTTCGCACCAAAGATGCAGGTTTTCGAATCAGGAGAAGTGCAGGATATGTGCGGTGAGGACGTATCTTTCTGTCTGGATGCAAAGGAGGCAGGATTTGAAATCTGGTGCGATCCACGCATTCGTGTTGGGCATGAAAAAACAAGAATCATCTGAGAAAATGGCAGAGGAAACGTATAACATCATCTGCAAGGGAAGAAAGATTTATTCCTCACTCACTGAAGAAGAATATTTCAATGTAATGGAGGATCTGTCGATTGAATATTATCAGACAGGTTCTCCACGCCCTGAAGATATTGAAACAGAAATTATTGGAGAATTAGATTAATGGCAATTAAAAAATCACTCAGCGGCAATAAAATCATCGAGTCTCATCCAAAGAATACT